TCATCATAATCCTCTTCTTCCGGGCAGCTATAGTCCAAGCTGGTGTCGCTGAGGGCCCCGAGGACCCAAAAGATTGCCAAGCCCCAAAAGATCGTACTGGCTGAGATGATGATCATTAGTAATTACCTAGCTTAATTTCTTCAAGGTAGCTTTCGGCCATTGAACTCGCAGCTGTGAAGTAATGCGTTTTATTGAAGCCGGGAAAGAAGTCTTTGAGCTCCCGAACAAAGTGAAGGGTTCCACGGACCCGGGCTCGCTCGTTTCCGCTCTTTTCCCGAATGACTTTCATCTTCTCTACGATGGGCATGGTTAACTTGCTGTAGAACGTGTAGTCATTCTCGGCCAGTAGTTCTAGTTCTTCGCTTGTTTTAATCATTAAAGTGCCCCTTTCAAGGTCGCCGTGAGGGTCATGGCGCTAAGGATAATGGTCATGATGATTACGTATGAGGTGAATAGTGCGAGTATTGTCATGTTATTTGTCTCCTTTTGGGTTTGAAAGGGCCTTGCGTATTGTTAGGGCCACTGCCTCAATGTCTTTGCAGAGTCGTTTGCGCATTTTGAATTTTCCTGTGATCAAGCTAAGTTTTTGGTTAGTGTCCCAGTGAAATTTGGCGTAGCGTGAATTTTCAAGAATTCCGTATTTCCATTCGTTACGCGCATCAAGTGAGAAGGTTAAGAGGATCGATGCGCGGTCTTTGCCCCCCAGCCGTGAAACGTACCCACTTGCATGGGGTGCGTTCACTAAGCTAAGGATTGATTGAACTGCTTGGTCATTCATCTTGCTTTCTCCTTTGTTTGTTCTCTCCATGTTTTAAGTATAGCTCTTTGTAACGGGCTAAGTCAACACTATTCGAATATTTCTTTGTTCTCGTTATACTTGTATCCGAGGGCCTCGGCATAGTCAATAATCGAGTCGATCCGCTCGTCTATCAGGGTCACCCAGGCGTCTTTCGATTGGAATTCTTCCGGGGTGTCGGCAATGTATCTCTCGGCCATTTCGTCTAGGCTAATGGCCCGTTTTATTGCTTCTAGGTGCTCCTGATAGTCCACTTCGAATTGGTCCCGGTCTTGGGACCAAAGATAGTCTCCGTAGAGCCGTTTACGCTGGCCGAAGCGTCCGTTTTTGTGCTTATGGCCTTGGTCCTCTTTGTTGAGGAACTCTTTGAACTCTTTTCTTGTTTTGTCCATATCCTTAGTATGCACTTCTGTAACGAGCTATGTCAAGCCCTTTATACTACTGTAAACCATAAAGTGTAACGAGCATCAATATTGCCCTATACGTATGGTCATTAATGTGATATACTAGGCTCTCGTGCCCCGCTTTCTCGCTTCCTTGGCCCTCCTGGCCGCCCTTTCCTTTTCATGTGGACCCGTTCGAGCTCAGGATAAGATCGTTATCATCAATCCCCTTGACCTCCATGAGTCCGCCGAGCTCATCCACGAAACCAGCTTTGCCTTTGAGAGTCTGAATGAGTGTGCTTATCTTCAGGAGAACTGGCCGCTTTACTGGGAAGAGTTCCGTCGGCTTGAGCAGACGGGCCTCGTGCTCGAAATGGTCCCCGATGCCGAAGAGTGGGAGCAGGACGGCAGTGTCATTTGTGGTTATGCGTTTCTGTATGACAATCAGATCTACGTGACCCGCAAGGGCCTCGACCATTGCGACCGCCAGGACACGATTGCCCATGAGATCCTCCACTTGATTGGTCTTACCCATCCCGATATGGTTATGCAGATCGAGTTCGCCGTTATCATCAGTGCCTGTTTAGGCTTATAGCCCCCATTACCTTTCAAGTGTTACTTCTTGTGTTGTGCCATATATGTATGGTCATGAGTAAAGTCCAGTCGGGCTGAAGATGCGCACTCCAGATTAGGCGTTCGATTGTGGAATGTGTTCCACGAGGTGCGGAACAAGGGGCTTTGCGAAACGATCGTTATACCTAAGAGGGTATGAAGGGCTTGATTTGGGCCGGATTATACCCTTTAGGGCATGATATTCAGTTCGTGGAGCATCTGGCAGTATTCACAGCCGTCGCCGGTTGGCGTTCCACAGTCGTGGTCACGGCTCGTCAGATATGCTTTCATGAGCGGACTGGGCTTTCTGCGCCCTTGACGCCAAGACTCAACGGTACGTACGCTTATGTCTAGCATATCGGCTATGAATTGATAGCTTGGCTTGGGCATTACTTGCTCTCTTTCCAAGCTGCGCTTGAGTTTTCGTTGTAGTTGCCTGCTGCCTTATCTCGATGGCCTAGCTGCCAGCCTTTGAGGTAGGTCTTATCGAAGTGGGTATAAAGGTATCCAGCGTTTTTGAGGTTAAATCCGTTAGCGCCGTTGTGATAGCCCCAATTGAACCTGATTCTAGGTGTAGTCTTAGTTTTCATCTTGCTTTCTCCTCGTTTGTTGTCTCTGTCCATACTTATATAGTACTACGTGTAGTAGCTGAGTGTCAAGCCCCTAGCCCTTACTTGTGATACTTCTAGTGGACGCGATTTCCATGCCAACGTAACCTTCCCTTCAAGTGGACCCTTCAAGCCCCTAAATAGACCCTGGTATGCCCGCCCACAGGCCCCCCATGTATGGTAGCGTATGGTATGGTCACGGCTCGGCTGGGTCTTAGTTTACTTGGCACGATTATTGCATATGCACGATCTGTGCCATCGGACTAGGCCACCGGGTGACCCGTTAGGTCCAAGGGGTGATGGTCATATCCCTGTAATCCCCGAATATTAGCACTTTTCCCGTTTCCAACCCTTTGAAATCACAAGGGGCTAATGCCCCGCCCCAAAAAATATAATAAAATCAGCCCCTTGACAAATGGACCCCTAATCCTTCATAATCAAAAGAGGCAATGAAAGGATTATAATCATGGAGAAAAAGAAATACCCCAAAGCCTGGATTGAAAATGTTTTAACCTATCCCGAATCCGATGATCGGGCCGAGATTGTAGGAACTGCTGCGCTTGATCGCCTCGCAGCCCTCGGAGCCCTAAAAGACCCGCCCAAGCCTGATGCGCATTGGTATTGCGAAAACTGCGCCCATCTTAGCCCCTTGGATTCCGGTAGAAGGGTGCTTCCTGTGACGCAATGCTCTGCTTGTGGCCTTACTTGGAAACTTTACCGAGAGGTCCTCGATGGCGAATAAACCTAGAATCCTCCTTTACGATATTGAAACAGCGCCAACTTTAGCTTGGATTTGGCGAACAGGCAAGCAATTCGTTTCTCATGACCAGATTAAGGAGGGCCAAAAATCGGGCATTATCTGCATCTGCTATAAATGGGCCGACCAAAAGACCGTTCACTCCCTTGATTGGGGCATTCAGAAACAGAACTCAGAGAAGATGATTGAGTCCTTTGGTAAAATTCTTGAATCCGCAGACGTGGCCATTGCCCATAATGGGGATCGCTTCGACCTCCGGCAGATCAATACTCAAAGACTCCTTAATGAGCAACCCCCCATTGCCTGGCCGACGACCGAGGACACACTGAAGCAGTTCCGCAAGCACTTCTATCTCCCCTCTTACAGCCTCGATTACCTGTCGAAGCTTTTGACGGGTTCTGGTAAAGACAGAATGGGCTTTCAAGATTGGATCGACATTGTCGAGAAGAAGGATCCGAAGGCCCTGGAAAAAATGATAAAATATTGTCAGAAAGACGTGCTGAAGTTGCAGGAGGTCTGGGAGAAACAGGCCCGCTTCAGCAAGCCCAAAATCCATGCCGGAATTGCCTCTGGAGTTGGCCGGGACTCTTGCCCCCGCTGCGCTAGCGAGAGCTACCAGCGATACGGCTTCTCCCTTCGGATCGCCGGGAAATATCAGAAGTATCTCTGCGCTCAATGCCGGCACGTCTGGACCGACTCTCGGAGGATCTAATGTTTGGATACAATCCCGATATCTTGAAATTAAAACAACGAATGGCCGTGCTAGAGGAGCTAATTAACAAGCTAGACTACCATGCTAGATGGGCCTTTAGCTTCGAGAGTCTCTTTCTGAAGTTCGGACAGCATTCTTGGCAGCTGACCGTTTCTGGCAATCCTAGTGCCTTCAATTGCTCTCGCTGCGGAGCCCTTATCATTTTTACCGGGCCCTTTTGCTATACGTACGATACTTCTTCCGACGACCCTTGCAAAGAGGCCTCATGAAAAATTGGGTTAGGATTATGAAATGAGGACCGTTGTTATTGCTGGTTGGTATGGGCAGTTCAAAGATTGGTGTCGAGAGAATGACGTGCCACCATCTCATCCTGGCGTGTACTACATCAGCGATGTGAGATCTCTTTATGGGATTAGCAACGTAGATATTAAGTTATACGGAACGTATTACGAACGAAAAGATTGGCCTGAAATTCAAGAAGAGCTTGAGCGGATAAAACTTCGGAAGGAAGAATAGTGCACACATGGGGAGACGATTGGCCCTACTGGTCGGACCTTGACAAGGCCGTCTCCTTTGTCAGTTCTTATTGCCGAACCCGAGGACGCTTGGGGGGCCAGGCGAAGGAGAAATATGGAACTCTCAGATTCTATGCCCAGGGCCATTATCAGCTCCACGATTTAATCTGGCCCGGTCATGCATGGCTTCGCTATCAACAGAAGGACTATTGGAAATTCCCTTGGCTCTGTCCGATTCTCGGACCGTTTCTCCAATGGTTTGATTTTCATGTCTACATGACCCGTTTGTTTTGGCCGCTTCAATGGCTGATTCATCGCTGGCAAAAATTCATATATATACGAGCTTATAAGTTGGCCATTCAACAATGGCCCCATATCCGAGCCGAGGTTTTAGCTTGCGCGGATTATCCAGAGCTTTTGGATTTTAAGGAGCACAAAGATGACTAAAAATACCGTCAACGTTGCTAGATGCGATTGGTGCCATGGGCTCTACCTGTCTCACGAACTGAAGGACTACGGAACCTTACGCTGTGTTCATTGCGTTCCCAAGAAAAATCGGCCGGTTGTACTCGATCTGGAAATGTGATACAATTGCCATACATCTATGGCTCGAAAATTCAAACCTGAACCACTAATTCCCCAAAAAACTGGCGCAGTCGGCGCTCTAACCCCCAAGCAGGGCAAGAAACTCTGGAAAGAGCTCGAAAACGAGCGAAAAATGGAAGAAATAGCTGCGGCCGAAGGCCGGAGCTACTCGGACGAAAGAAAAAAAGCTCTCGAGGACGAAGAGAACAAAGACGCCTGGAGAAAGCTGATTGCCGAGGCGAAAGTTAAGTTCCCCGAGGCCCTAGCGGACAAGTTCGAGCTAACACCGAACAAGAAGCTCTGTGGAATCGCTCGGATGCTCGGCTGGAGCAATAAGAAGATCCATCAGGCTTCTGGAATTAACGAAAAGACCCTTCGAAACTGGTTCAACAAGCCCGACCTCAAGGAGTTCATGGATGCCTTCGAGTATTACCAAGGCACCAAAGACGGAAAGGACATGCTCAAGCGGGAAATCTACCCCTCGATCCAGGTCCTCAAGGAGATCCGAGACGACATGAGCGCCCCAGCCAGTGTCAGACGCGATATCAGTCAATGGTTCTTCGAGCAGCTTCACGGGAAGGCCAAAGAAACCCGCGAGGTCAAGGGCCAGAGCATTAAGGCCCTAACGCAAGAACTCATGAATTTAAAGGGCCAAGAAATTGACGAACTTGAATTAGAAGACGAACTAGAGGAGATTCATTAATGGTTAAAGAAGAAATAGTGCTTTTGAAGATAGAAATGTTTGGTTCCCTTTCCGACCTAACAGAATACAGATTTAAACAGCTATGTGAAACTTTTCCTTTTTATCCTAAGCCAAAAAAGTTTCCGGGACCTGAAGGTTTTTTAGGAGTCTTAGCAATAAAGGGCGATTATAATGGTGGTTTAGGCTTAAAGGTGTTCGGGCCCTTGAAATAATGTGGCGCAGTTATCTCAACCGAACCCTTTGCGACGTGCTGGAAGAAATGCGCAAGGCCCATGAGACGCGGAACTTTTCTTACATCCTTGGGCTAATCGAGGAGGCTCAATCTATGGGCCAGCGTATGGAGGCCAAGCTGAACGATGTTAAGGACCTCGAAAGCCTCAGAACCGATATTAAAAAAGCCAAAAAGGAGTTAAAGAAACTTGAATCCGGAAAAGACCAAACTAAGCTCTAATCTCAGTAAACGCCTGATCCAGCTCCAAGATCCCTACGTGTTCCTAGAGCACTGTGTCTTCACGCGAGATGAAGTCGATTTTAAAGAGTCAATTAAAGCGGCTCCGGTCCATTGGGGTTATGTTCAAACTGTTTGTAATATTTGGCACGAATGGGATAAGACCATCTTTGACAAATCCCGCCGCCTTTGGATCTCGTGGGAAATGCTGGCTCTTCACCTTCATCTCTCCTTCACGAACATCAACCGTCGTGTCGGAATAGTCTCAAAGAAGTTTGATGATTCTTGTGCCCATTTAGAAAACATGAAATTCATGTGGGATCACATCCCGGAAGAAATCTATCCGGCGGAATACCGGCCAACGCCCCGCTACAAAGAAGGTTATATCTTTTTTGATGAAATTGGCTCTACGATCCACGCATTGGCCTCCGGACCTGACCAGGCCCGTCAGTATGGCTTCTCTGCCCTGTTTTTCGATGAGGTAGATTATTGGGAGAACCAGGAAGCCACTTTCGCCGCCGCTCAGCCAACTTTAGACGGAGGTGGTAAATTAGCCATCGCGACCACGCACGCTCCCCAGGCGACCGGAGAAGATTCTTACTATAAACGCATTTTAGAGGACCGGATTTAATGAGCATCATAGAGATCAAGGACAAAACTGACGACTCCCTCCACTGGGACATCGAAGCCACCCTAGAGGAAGTTCTGCGCCAAATCAAGGCCGGAGAAGTTAAGCCCACAAGGATGGCCTTAGTCCTAGACGACGGGGAAGCCCTCCGATTAACCCTTTCCAAGTGCGGCCTTGCAGACGCCCATCTCATTCTCACCGGCGGGGCCCGAATCTTAGAGGACGATTTCCTATATGGCGAAGAATAAAATCGGTAAATTCGAGCGCTTCATGCCCAAAGACCGGACTGGAATTTCCATCCGGGAGAATCCGAAGAATGGTTTTGTTGTAGTTGAGCTGGACTTTATTGTGCAGCCCCATAAACGTGATCCTGAATGGATCAAAAAAACCAAGAACTCCATGCCCAAGAAGCGCTGGGAAATTGAGATGATGAGATCCTGGCACACCTTCGCAGGCAAGCCCATCTACGAGGACATCTTCTTTAAGAACCTTCATGTCCTCAAGATCCCCCGGTCCGCGGACCCAGATTATCCGATCTTCAGGGGCTGGGACTTCGGCGGGAACCAGTCCTGCGTAATTACCCAAATTATAGGGTCTCAGATTATCGTCCTAGACGAACTTCCGAATGCCGGAACAAACACTCGGACCTTCGCACCGGAGGTCATTTCTCACTGCAATCAAGCCTTCGGGCCAGAATTCGTCTACTTCGATATCATCGATCCGTCTGCGATGTGGGAGGGCAAGACGGCCGGAGGATTCTCCTGCTCGCAGGTCATGAAAGAGTTCAATCTCGATCCCAAGCCCGCCCGTACGAACGATCCCGAGCTGAGGATCGATGCGGTGACGAAGTTTCTCATGGGCAGCGTGAAATCCGAGCGGACCCTCTTAATCAATCCGCATTGCAACATGCTGATCAAGGGCTTCGAAGGAGGGTATCATTATCCCGAGAAGCCAAGCCAGTCCCGGCGGATGGACCGGCCCGTGAAGAACCTTTATTCCCATATCCACGACGGACTCCAGTACGTCTGTCTCCGGGCCCTAAAACTTTCCAAAAGGAACCATGACGAAGAAATCGAATACGAGCGAGCCCTCACGGGCTACAGCTTCACCGGATCAGAGCGATAGTCCGACCTACAGTCCGCCCGTGTATAACTTTCCGGACATCTGTCGCAGATGCCAGATGCAAAAATTATCCCCGGTTGCAAAATTGTCGGGATTATGCTATTCTTGTAGGAGAACCAGATCCGCTGATGCTCAAACTGCCCCCAAATACAGTTTTATACCCCATGACTAGGGTTCAAGAGATTATTAAGAACAAGCTCTGTAAGCCCCTAAGCCTTCTGACCTGCCCTCGTTGCCTTCGAGAGCAGAAGGATCGAAAGACCTATAAACCCATGAAGCGTTATTTCTGCCTTCATTGTGAAGACTATTTCACCTTTGTTGTCTTTGGAGACTCTCCCGAAGAGGGGATCTTCAAGGCCAGCTTGACGCCCGTTCATTAAAGGATCAATATGGCCACCAAAATTCCCTATGAATCCATTCTGGCTTCTCAACGTGAGGACGTCCGGCGTTTCATCATGGATCAGATTTTAGAATCGCGAACCGTCGAAAAGGAGCCCAGAAGGCCCCAGAACCGTAAGAACTGGCGTTATTTTCATGGGAATATCGACTGGAGCCACAAGAAGAAGGGTGATGCCAGGATTCATCTTCACAAGCTCGGCGTAGCCGCGGAGCGTCATCGTGCGAAGTTCAAACAGAGCCTCATGAAGTTCGACTCTTGGGTCTCCGTTGAACTCGAGCCCGGAGCCGAGCCTAGAGTCCTAACTGACAGAGCCGCGAAGAAGTTCACCGTTCAGGCCATTGAACGCGCCAAGGGCAAGGTTAAGCTCTCGGATTCCATTCTCCTGGGCGAGCTGGAAGCCCGATCCGTCCTTCGAGTCGGCTGGACGCAACAGGTAGTTCCCCGATTTGTCGCTTCTGGAACGACTTTACGCAAGAAAAATGATACCCGAGGCCAATTAGACATTCAAACCCGGTCGTTCGAAGAGTATCACCGGGACGCTGATGACCCCCGATGCCCGCTTTACGAAGCAGAAGAACTTCTGGTCGACTATTACAAGGTCCTAGCCCTCGCGTCCGAGGAGCCGACGGCGAAAAAGCCCTATCGCCTCGACTGCGTAAAGGAGCTTGGTCCCTACAAGAATCAAGAATCTGACCGAGAAATTGTCGAATCCGAAGGCAACCTGACCCGCGAGCGCCCGTCCCCGAAACGGAAAATGACCAGTATTATCAACTACTTCGGCACGATCCTCTCCTCTACGGGCGAGATCCTCGAATGGCAGAACGAGGACGGAAAAAAGATTCCCCTCGAACGGGTCCTCGTGACCATAGCTAACGAGGAAAAGATCATCCGAGATCCAATTAAAGTTCCTCGATGGTCCGGAAAGTCCCCTTTTGTCAGCACAGATTTACTTAGGTCTCCAGGCGCAGGCCTAAAGGCCCTTATGGACGCCGGAACCGACCTTAACGAGGCCGAGAATGAGCTCATGTCCATGATGCTCACAGGAGCCTATAAGGCCGTTCATAATGCTACTTGGTACCGGGAGGACTGGATTGCGGATGGAAAAAAGTTGTCTGGTGGGATAAAAGACGGCGATTCGATTCCGATTGACTCCTCAGCCCCGGCTAACGCTCAGCCCATGGGCACGCTTCAGACCGGGAACATTCCGGCCGAAGCCTTCAGCATGCAGCAGATCCTTTCTCGATCTTTCGCAGAGAATGTCTTCTCGAATCTCCTAGATCTCTCGGGCAACTTAGGGTCTAAGCAAGTCCGAGCAACAGAAATCAATACGGCCAACCAGGCCATCGGAGACATCTTCGACTCTCTAGCCGGCGATATCGAAGAAGAGCTAATCGAGCCCTTCCTTCAAGAGTGCTTCCTAGAGATCATGCAGAACTCCAACGATCTTTCGGACGATGAGATCCTTCACGCCTTTGATGGCAATCAAGAAGCCGCCCAGAGCTTTAAGAAAATGACTCCTCAAGAGCGCTTCGCAGACGCGGCCGGGAACTTCCGGTTCCTAGCTAAGGGACTCAGAGGCCAAATAGCCAACGCCACGAAGGGCCAGGCAATGATCAATTTCCTGAATACCATGACCGCCAATCCGATTACCTTTGAGGCCATACGGTCTCAGGTTTCTGTTCCGAAGATAGCTAAGCTCGTCGGTAAGGGCCTTGGCCTAGATGAAGAAGAGTTCTCTACGGACGAACGGGAACGGGCCCTGATTGAGAAGTCTCAAGAGATTCGCGAGGGTGCCTTAGCCCAAGCCGAGAACGAACAGGGCGGACAAGCCAGTCAGGCTAACCCGGGAAGCCCGAGCCAGGGAACGGCTCCAGCCCCAGAACAACCAGGAGGCCCGGAAGGGTTCTAAAGAAGGAAAAATTATGGCCAGAAAAGCAAAAAAGATTTTAGAGGTCCTCAGTTCCGGCTTTGCTGCGGGAGCCGGAATCGCAGCCGATGCTTCCGGTGGGCAGAAGAAAAAGAAACTTATGACCAAACCTGCCCCTGAAGGCGGTATGTCCCAACAAAAGGACCCGCTTAGTCGGCCCCTTCAATCAAAGAAACGTAAGAAGGACTTATTTGGTCAGATTATTGATGAGGCCGGTCGCCGGTCGGGGAGATCATAATGCCTAAGTTTAAAGTACCAAATCGTCAGGGCGTCCTTGTTACGCCAGAACAGCTTGAGAAGGAAAAGGCCGCTGCCCGGAAAAAGAAGGGCAAAAAGGTGCCTAAGAAGGCCAAAGAGGGCCTACGGGTTAAGGGAATTGATTCCCAGCTCGATAAAATCCTTAACGACGCCGATCCAAATAAATAGATTTGAATTTCCTAAACAAAGAGCTGCTGGAGCTGCCGGAAATCTATCAAGATCACGTTTTAGCTGAACTTGAGAAGCTCATCCGCCAGGCCCGAGCTATGGCCATACGTGGCAATACCATACATGACTTGCAATGTGTGGCACTTTGTGTTAAGCTAGGAAGTATATTAGATTCAGCTCAGTCGCTCAAGAGACGGCTAGGGCAACAAGGAGAACATCCTTCAGAAAGTTAGCCGACGGGCTAACCGTATTTCTTGCGACATCAAAGGAAACCAGCCGTGGGTAGAGCCGGAGATAAAATGGAAAAAGAAAAAGAAAAAATAGAGGAAAAACCAGAACCGAAGGCCTCTCCACGAGAGGCAAAAATGGCAGGTAAGACATTTGATATTTCTACATCGGAAGGCGTTGCTCACATGCAAGGCTGGGGCGATGCGATGGGTACTCTTGTTGGAAAACAAGGGGAAGAGTTAGGGCAGAAACGAAAGTTCGAAGCTTTGATGAAGCCGACAGAATCTCAGGAGGAAACCCTCAAGGAGATAACGCAGCTTCGAGAAGACGGAGAACATGGAAAAGCTGACCATCTTCTATTAGCCTATACAAGGCGTTCTCAACGGGAAGCTCGAAACGAGCTCCGAGTAGAGCGAGAGAAAGACAAATTTCTTAAATCATACTTGAACGAGCGCAAAGAAATCTTAAATACTTACGACGAAGAAGATTTTCGAACATTGACTGAATCTCAATTCGATTTCGCTTCAGGCGTAAGCTTCGAGGACTTAGATAACCATTGGTTACCGAAGGTCCGAGATAAGAAGATCTTCGATGCCGCTTCGCCGGTAGAAACTCCAGAGACAGTAGTTCAATCTACCACTGGGGGAAGAGCTCCGGCCGAGAAAGTTTCAACAGAGCCTGTTCCAGAAGTTCAAAGCTTGGACGATATCTTCAATGAGATCGATCCATATAGAAGTAAGTAAGACTTACTTTGGTTTCCTCCTTAATTAAGGAGTACATTAAATGGCTCAGTTTCAAGGATGGGCAGATGCCCCATCAACTGGTGCTTATCAGGAGCATGAAATTGCCCCTGTATTCCGTCAAGCGGTAGCTAAAACGCTGTTTTTCCCGCGAGCCAAACGGCTTTCGATGAAATCCGGCGATGCTATCACGATTCCTATCCGGGGATCACTTGCACGGCCTTCAGGTGGTACCGCGCTTACTGAAAGTATCTCAATTCCTCTGGACAAATTGTCAATTACGACAAAAAGCTTAGACCTAACCGAACGGGGTCGAGGCGTTATGGTGTCTAGAATCGCAATGAACCGTTCACCAATCGCATTATTGCAAGAACATCAAGTAGCTCTATCCGAGCAGCTTGCGCTTGATCTTGACGTAGTCGCTGCGACGGCCTTTAAGTCGTCTCAGTTGGTATATGCAGCCACCGGAGCAGCTAGTTACAACCTAGCTACTGGCGGATCTGCTGGAGCCGCTGCTGTCAGTAATGCCAATTTCTACCATATCAGGAAAATGAGAGACCTTGCGTTTCGCACGTATCTCATGCCTAGCTTGCCAAACGGCCGATACGAGTTCATCGTTTCGACTTCCGGCATTCGTGGTATTCTTGACGACCCAGAATTCATCGAGATTAATGCTCCACAGAATTCTGAGATTTTCAAAAGAAATCAGGTCGGAAGAATTTCTGATGTAGATATCATTGAGTCACAGCATGATGCAGCCCTAGATGACGACGTAGGTACAAACTCCGACGTTGGCGAAGGCGTGTTCATTGCTAAAGACTATTGTTATTCAGCCATGATGGAAATGCCGAAGATCCACTGGGATCGAACGCATGATCATGGTCGTTTCACAAGCCTAGCATGGCACGGTGATTATGGTGTGGAAAGTTCTACGGATTCAGCGAATGCTGGTCTCGTCCGCGGAATTTACTTTAGCTCAACATAAGGAGAATTAGATGAGTTATCCTAGAGAAAAAGTTATCGTTCTCCAAGCGGGCGCCGTGTTTGATATCGGCAATACCGCTACGAACGCTCAAAGTATTCCGATTCCATTCAAGTGTTTCGTAATTGAAGCAGTTGCTGTCCCTCAAACGGCAGTGGCGAACAGCTTTACTGTTGGCTTCAACACGTTAACAAGTGGAACTTTAACAACTGACGAAGGCGCGGGGAACGTAGTTGTTCCTGATAGCGCGGCAGCTTTGGTTCCTTATAAGGATCAGGCTGTTTTGGGCAAAGAGCTCAGCAAGCATTCCGTTGTTATGGTGGATTGCATCGAAGCAGGTGACAGTGGCGAAAACGCGGCTGCCTACCTCGTAGTAGAAGTTATTCCCGAGACGGACGCTAACGAAGCTTCTGACATGATCGAAACTGCATAAGCAGCTTCTTTCTTTCTTATTGTGGCAAAGGGGAGGGGTGCATAGCCCCTCCCTCTAGCCTTTAAACTACGCAGACTATGCAAAAGGATTAATAAATGACAGACTTAGTAGCAACGGATCTCACGTATTCGTTCAAATCTCTTGACAGGATGTTCCTCGGCAGAGGCCAAGGCTTCTTAAACCGTGGAACTATTACTTTCGGCGATGGGGCTCTTACGATCCCTTCGGCCGGAGTTCCCTTAACCAAAGCTAAAATGGGCTGCCCTCGCGAGCTCAAGAGCGTAAAGATCATCGAATCAAGCCTCCTTGGTTATCAGTTTACCCATGACGTGAGCGCTGAAACGCTCCTCGTCGCGACTGGCAACAACGCGGCTCCAGTAGGAACCAATGCAACCAGCCTTGCCAATCGTGCAACGCTTACAGGCATAATTAAAGACGATGCCAACGCAGGAGTTAACGTTAACGCCGTTCCAATTGCTTGGAGTCCAACGGACGCCGGTTCAGCAGGCTATCTTGGCTTCCTTGAATCTCAAACAGCCAACAGCGCAGATGAAACTTTTACGGTAGGTAACGGTGGACCAACCGTAACAGTTAATGATAACGACAGCCCTGGTGGTGTTCAGTTGTACTTTGACGAAGACGGAGTCACGGAAGACAGATTGATTGCTATTAATGCCAGCCTCTCAGACGTGTATATTCCGTGTGATGACGGAACCTTCCTCAAAATCAAATATGATGCCAGTGCAAATACTAATGGCGTGGCCGTAACATTTGATGATAACGGAAGTAATACCTACGAACGGCTTATGGCCGTTGTTCCTGCTAACGCAGACGGTACTTACACTACAGCCCTCTCGGCTGGAGATGCAACTCCGATCACAGCGGCTGCTCAGGCCTTCACAGGCACGGCGATTACGGCTGCGAACAGCCTCTTTGAAGATGCGGCAACTAGAGCCCCAGCGGCCCTAGTGCTTCAGGTCGAAGTTATCGGCTATTAACTATTCGGGGGAGATGGTAAGGACTGTCTCCCCCTTTAACCCTGAAAGGACCCTATGATCCCGAAAACAACGGACTCAGAACAACCCGTAACCTTTAATAACCCCCATAAGTTTGAAAAGGTGCCGGGCAAAGATTCAACAAAGCAACACATTAACTATAAAAAGTCTGAGATCTGTGTTTTGCTCGAAGCCCTAGGGACTCCCCGAGTCTTCTATGCCGGTCGACAGAACAAATATTTCAAAGACGCGGATTTTACGAATCTCTTTACAGACGAAGAGGTTCAGAAGCTCGGGCTTCCCATTCCAGCGGAACTTGAGGATCAAAGACGGAAACTTCAAAAGAAGGTTCTCGACGGCGGCCTAGACATGACCTATGATGACATCATCAAGAAAACCATGCCCACAGTCCTCGAACCACCGGATCACATTAAGGCCAAATTGGCCAATCTGGACCCGACTGAACGGGCCATTCGCCGAATCAATCGATCGACCTTGGGAAAATAGTTGTCCATTTCCGTAGGCCATAATCCGGATCGGCTCCCTTATCGAATGGAGCTACCGGTTTGGAATACGGTTCAAGCATATAAACAGATCCAGCGGTTTACTGAGGTCAAGAGACCTCGGGGACTTCGGATCAGGTACAATACAGACGTCAGGAAGAAGTTAGTTCTTCTTGAAGCAAGACACTATGAGGCCCTGCGCGTCGTCAAACGGTGTCTTCAGGATGGAGGATTTTTAAGATAATGTCAAACAAACTTTATACACGAACAGGGCCCAAGGCTTTTCCGGCGGTCTTTAAAACTGCCGTTGTCACGGCTAACTCAAGTCCCACGGGCGACTCAAAGGCCTCAATCCGAGACTCGATCCATGTAGGCTCAGTTGAAGTTGGCAATTCTACTGGGGCAGACGCTTCTTGCGGTTTTGGCTATCAGATTCCCAATTCTCTTTGGAAGGCCGGCCAGTGGGACAATTCAGCCGGTGCCAGCTATACAGACGATACGACCGATGCTCAGGATGCTGGGACCACAGACTTTCCCATGACTACTGCCGGTCAGGCCGACGACGGCTTTGTCGTCCAGGCCAGCACGCCCTTCAACGTCCTAGGAATGGACATTACGACTGCCGGTGCCGGCGGTTCTATTGCCAGCCCGATCTTCCAATACTGGAACGGTTCAGCCTGGACAACTTTAACTCCCATCCTAGCCGGCGACTTTACCGAAACAACCGCTGATCCGGGATCCATGTGGCTCCAGCCCCTTGACGAAGTAGCCCTTGCAACCGGCGATACGCCCGTTGATACGGACGGTCTTGACGCGGGCAAGTATGCCATTAAGGTCTCTTGGGCCGCAACCGCCCCAACGACAGCTCCTGTAGCAGACTCGATTTGGATCGGCCAATTGATGGATTATATCGAACAAGTCGAAGACGGAAAGGCCATCAAGAAGGAATACAAGAACGACATGGTCCTGCCCTTTGACTCGAACCTTGTTGCCTTCTGCAACGTAGCCAACGCGGCCAACTGGATTGACGTAGAATATCGGCTCGGAGCGTAGGCTCCAATGTCTTTACATCGACGCGAACGCGGCCTGCTTAACGCCCGCCGATACCGAGGCGACGAAGGTGCTGTTGTAGGTTATCAATATGGGGCTCCGGCCGGAGCTGGAGGAGATGGTTCTTCTGATGACGTAATCATCCAGCTCGTCTTCGACGAACCTTCCGGAGCCATCGAATCAACTGTTGACGTTACAGATACTGTTGCAGCTGTCGGCTCGGGACAGACGTACGGGGTTGGTGCAACGGGCCTTTTTGTCCCCTTAGCTCCCGGAATCACAACCCTCGATCGAGATGATGCCTTCGCTGAAGACAGCCTCGGCTTCACAGCTATTGGAACCAGCGACTTTACCCTAGAGCTCTGGTACAAAAGCTCCGACGCAACAGGCAGTTACGGCTTAGTAGTAACTACCTGGACTATCGCCGGAACAGATAGCACCAGATTCTATTTTTCACATCGGGCCACAAGTGACGTTATCGAAATGGCCCTTGATAATACATCTACAACTATGGCTCAACCCGTTGGAACTCACGCAGACGGCGTGATCCATAAGTACCGAGTCACCTTTGACAGAAGCGGAAATGCAGAAGTAATTTTTGACGGAAGCTCTTTAGGGACCTTCAGTATTGCAGCAGAATCGGCTACTTCAATTGTATCTTCGTCTCTCCAGGTAGGCGGCTTTCAGAGCTTTGCATCTGGAAATGAGACAACCTATTATGAACTTAGGATCTCGAAGAATCTCACGAATAACAGTGGTGGACCCGG